CTGTATATTGTAGAGGCGCATTAAATCTAATAGACTCTTTTTCTTCTTCGTCTGATCCGCCTTGAGCATTTGATTTAGTTGTTATGGTTACATTTGAAAATGCTCCAATACTAGAACCTAATTCAAATTTACTAGCGCCATTAGCTTCTTCTTGATTTGTAACAATATATTCTAAAATAACTATGTTACCATCTTCTAATTTATTTCCTATAACACCATCACCAAAGTAAACTTCAAATTTACCTGTATCTGTTTCTTGTAAGAAGTAAATTTTAGATGTATTATTTAAATTTCTTAAACCTGTAGCTAATGTGTAAGTATTTAATGTTGAATCTGATACAGAGTTTTGAATTGTTACTTTTAAAGTAGAAGTATCAGCGTCTATATTTCTTATCATAAAGCTTTGATCTGAATCAGAGCTATCAACTGTATATTTGAAAGTAACTAAAGTACCTTCGTATAATTTAATATTTGAAAACTTATAAACACCGTTTAAAGGTGTGATTGTAATATCTTCGTTAGTAAGAAAGTTATATCCTGTTCCATCTACTGTAGTTGTAAACGTTGTTCCTTTATTCATTAATATACTTGAGCCTGAAGCGTTGTTAACTAAAATATCAATTTCAGCCATTGGCGCTCTAACAGATGATGGAGTATAACCGATTGCTTTTGCTAATGAGACTATATTTTTTCTTATGTCAGCAGAATCTAAATAAGATTCATTTACAAACATATTGGCATTGAAACCAAGATAATGTGTATTGTAAGCTAACGTATCTAAAAGAACAGCAAAGCCTGATCCTTCAAAATTGTAGTCTGAAAATTCTGGTTGATTTTGTAAAAATGTTTTTAAGTTTGCTTTGACGTTATCAAAGTCAAAATCTGATACTACGAGTTTATTACTTGCCATTATCTTAATCTTTCTAAAAATGTTTCTATTGTTACCGGCTCTGTTGTACCTATAACATAAAACATTATTGTTAAGTGATAACTATTTCTATCAAGGTCTGGTCTAGCTAAAATTTGTACTAATTTAATTCTAGGCTCAAAATTATCAAGAACTTCGTTAACCTTTCTTTGTAAATTAAGCGCTGTAAGAGGTGTCATTGGTTCAAATAACATACTTCTAACATCACTGCCAATTTCTGGATGAAAAGGTCTCTCAAAGTGAGAAGTTTGTATTAAATTTCTAACACTTCGTTTAACAGCCTCTACATCGGTCAATTTGTTTACATCGTTAGTAACAGGATTACGACCAAAATTCAAATCCAAGTCTTTATAGATTCTATTTGCTCTTTTGCTATTGTTTGTATTGCTACTATCAAAGTTTGGCATGCTTATATTTATACGACAATTGGTAATTAACCGCTAAAAACATTTGATGATCCTGCAGTCATAGCTCCTGCGTCTGTACTATCGCCAATTCTTGCTACTGCTAAGCTATGTACTCTAACAGTTGAAGAGCCTACGTTAACAACTTTAACATGATCCGGGCAAGGAGGTATTGGAGGCGCTGGATGAGGTACAGTTGGATCGGTAACTCTAGCAATTAGAATACTATTTGCTCTACAAGTACCTTGTCCTGGTGTATCAAGTATAGTTGAACCTACACAAGCATGTCCTGTACTTAAAGCGTCACCTTTTCTACTAACTGCTGGCATTATCTTCCTATTTTGTCTTTTCTACCTAATGGTAATATTTGCCATTTGGTCATTTCCTGACCTTTTTTACTTACCCATTCAACGTATACCATTTTTTGTTTAACTTGATTTTGAAAAGATTTTACTGCTTTCTTAAATGAAGTTGATTCTATTATTTTTTCGCCTTTTTCATCATCTATAAATTTAAATTCTCGCATTTTACTCATTATTTTCCTCTATTTCTATATTTTCTTCAATTCTATTATATTGACAAACGACAATTTCGTAAATTCTGCCATTTTCATCTATTTCCGTTCTTTTTAGAAAATCATCGTGAGATTTATTTCCACAATTCATACAATAAGTCATAATATTATTTAGGTTTAAAAATTACAGCGAATATGAGCATAAATTTCATTTCCGGATAAATTTTTTGCATAATTTTTTACTGATTCTTGCTCAAACTCAAAAAAGCGACATTTTTCAACATTTTTTGAGCAAGAAACTAGAACAAAAAGCGAACAGACTAAAAAAAGCGCCATTTTACTTGATTTTTTTTCATTTTTGCTCATTTTTTTGTTGACTTTTCTATATTTATCTGGTATAGTGGACCAATAAATGAAAATAATAAAGGAAAACACTATGAATACTTTTTTTAGTATTACAACTATACTTTCTGCTATAATGGCAGTTGGTTTCATTGAAGATTGTGGTGGTCATTGTTTAGGAAACGATAACTGGCCAATGTTCTTTGTAATGTTTGGAATTATGTTAATTTCAGGCATATTAACACTATACACTATGGAGGGAAAATAATGACAATAGTTAACTTAAAAGCAACTTCTTTAGATGAAGGAGTTAAAAATATGATGAATGGTGCCAAGGCAGATTATGTTTCTTGGACTACCGACAAAAATGGTAACGTTTCTGACTACTCAAAAGAAGAAATCGCAAATTGGGATAATAAAACAAGAGTATCACAAGGTAAAAAGTACATTAGAGTTGTACGTGATGGTGGTGTTTTTGCATTTATCGTAATGAATGATTTTAAACACTTTAAAAAAGGCGATATATTAAAAGCGGCTGGTTATAATGCACCTGCTTTAAATTCTCCTAGAGGAAATGTACTAAATGGCAATTACCATATCAAATGGACTGGTCCTTTGTATATGGATTCACAAAGAAGATTAAGAGGATAATATGAATAGACGTGATAAAGTTTTTAGAAAAATAGTAAACCCATTATTACTTAAACATATGTTAGACCCATTTAAATATCAAGGGTCTTGTATAGCTGCTGGTATACCAATTAAGTATTTAAAATACTTTAAAGAAATTACTAGAGCTAAAAACGCCAAGAAAGTTAGATATAGATATAGAGGTTGTTCAAAACCGAACTATAAAAGACCTCAATCTTTTTGTCATATTTTTGGTGCTGATACATTTAGTTTATATTATAGAAATCCAAACAATAACTATTTTAGATATAATTAACTATCTATAATACGTTTTCTTAAATCAGTGGTGGAGAACCTATGTTCTCTTTTATTGTAAACAATCTTTATGTGTTTCTTAACACATATCTCTTTACCAGTAAAATTCTTACCTTGATATTCTTCACCTATAATTCTAACTGATATATTATACATTTGGAATATATCTTCTAAATCTTTTTCTGTTTCGTATGGTATAACTTCATCTACATATTTTATAGCATTAAGTTGTATACTTCTCTCTACCAATGTTTGTATTGGTTTTTTCTTTTCTTTTGGTCTATCTATAGTTGGATCAGTTTGTAATCCAACAATCAAGTAATCGCATTCTTCTTTAGCGTCTTTTAACATCTGTACATGACCAGCATGTAACAAATCAAAAGCACTACACGTAAATCCTACTTTCATTCTTTCTCCTTTCTCAACATTTTCTGATAGTATTGTTTATCTTGAACTCGTTGACTATTAAAACCATATAACCTTACACAGTTTGCAATCCATTCATGTCCTTTTTTATTTGGGTGTGGATTAGCGTCACTAATAACATAATCATAATTAATCATATCTCGTGGAGCTATACCTACATGTTTACCAAATATTTTATATAACTCTTTATTGTTTCTACCTTTTATTCTATCCTCATAATCTCTATTATAAGGATTAAAGGAAGAACTTGCTAAATTATTGGCTAATCTATTTTCCACTCCCCAATTTTTATGTATTTGTACATCACCAAGAACAAAACCACCAGCTTCCTCAATGATAGGCCAACCAATAAAGTTTTTCATTTTATGGAAGTATGGTGATGTTTTAATTACATCACAACAACTATCATATATTTTTTTAAATGGTATACCATTATCTTTATATTCTACTTCATAGATATGATCTACAAATAAAGAAATCATTTGAAAATGTCTATATGGTATTCTATTATATTCCATTAATGTTTGAAAGGCATACATGTATCTTAATGAATCTAATATCCAAAAATGTACATGACCATATAAATTAGGTCTACCATCATCCCATTCTAATTTTCTCTTTTGCCAATTTGCTCTTTGACTTTTTGACCAGGCTGCAATACATAAACCAATTTCTTGTGGATCATGTCTCGCCACGTAATCTTGTATTGTTGAGAATATTCCTTGTTGACCAAAACCACACTTAGCTAAACAAACTAATTCCATATCTAATTTTTTTGCTAGAAGTTGTGCCCAATTAGGAAAATCTTTAATAATTATTGGAGCACCTTCTCTTTTCATTTGGTGTGGTACAACACCATCACCTTCTTTTGCTAAAGGCGCTTCTTGTGAATTTATTAAATCAATATAGTTAATATCTGACCAACTACAACCACCAATTACCAATTTTTTTCTATTTCTCATTTAAAAATATATCCTTTACTCTCCTATAAAATCTTTCTTTATTACTATAACCTACAAGTCTAACTAATTCTTTTCTACCATTCCATATTATAAATGTTGGTGTTCCTCTAATAGGTTTAATTCTGTTTTGAGCATACGCTTCTTTAAACCATTCAGGCTGATTATATAGATTAATAATAACCAAAGGTAATTCTTTGTTATCATAATCAATAGCAACCTCATCCATGAATTTATTACAAATGTGACATTTAGGATTGTGTGCCATTAATAATTCTAATGCTTGTATTGTTGTAGCATAAAACATTGCTAAAAGAAATACTAATATTTTCATTATTTTTTCTCCACACTTGTTGCTACACCTTTTTCAGTATCTATCCATTCTACCACTTGTGTATATTTTTTTAACTTAGCACATGTAGTCCTACATGCATTTGGTCCTATATTATTTGATAAGTCTTTTGCAAATTGTTTCCATTGTTTTGATTTTAATATATCTTCTATTTTATTGTTATCATTTATAACACTTGCGTTCAACATATCTTTCATTAATGGGTCGTTCATTGTTTCTGGATCGTCCATTCTACAACAAGGTAGTAATACACCTTGATTAGTAACTGCTAAAGCAATTGCGTCTTTAAAACATAAAGGGTCTAACTCAACATCTCCTTCTGCTCTAGATGTTAGATTTAATAAATCAACACCTAAAGAGTTATCGGTAACTTTAGTCATTTATTGTCCTTTTTGTTTTAGGCATTAACCAATCATCATCATCTGTCCATCTTGCACTATTAATTAATATAAAATTAACATCAGCCTCTTTGGCCATTTTCATTGCCTCATCAAGACTATGTTCATTATAACTGAATATAATAAATTGCCATAAAGGTTTAGTTTGTAAATACTTTTTACTTTCTAACATTATATTAAATAGTTTTCTACCATCTTGGTTTACTCTGTACTTATGACTTTCTTCAGGTATGCCATCTATACCAAATATCCAATTTGCTTTAGGGTTTGCCTTAAAGGCCTCTATATAATGTTTCATAGGTTTTAAAGATGAAGCTAAATGTACTTCAACTTTAGTACCACGTTCTTTTGTGATTTTTAATAATTCGTTTATTTGTGGGTGATGTATTGGGTCTGAATATTGGCCACAAAAAGATATTCGTGGAAACCAATCCAATATTTTATTAAATTCAGGTATTGTTAAATCTCTGCCTGGTACTTTTAGGCCTTTACTTGTAAAACTTCTTTGTCTACCACAACGTAAACACTCTAACGGACATCTATGAGATAAATCAATATTTAATCTCTTATGTCTTCTATCAAAAAAGGAATTTTCCTTTATCTTGATACCGTGTTGTATCTCTGTACCTTCAATCTTTTCTCTATTTGTTTCAGCCATAATATAAAACTATTTATGTTAGATACTAAATGATGTTCCACAACCACATGATGATTTAGTATTAGGGTTTTTAAAATGGAAAGAACTACCAAAGATTTCTTCTTTGTAATCCAACTCCATACCTGCGACATATATTTCAAATAGATTATCTATTACTACTAGATTGTCAACTATAATATCATCTTTAGTTGGTGTCTTTTCAAAGTCGTTTGGTATAAATGACCATTCGTATTCGTGACCTGCACAGCCACCACCTTTGACTTCTAGTCTAACATAATCTACTTTATGTTTTGCTTTTAAATTATTTAAATGTGCTTTCGCACCTTCTGTTAATGTAATCATAATTTTCCTTTAGATAGGCATACCAGTTTGTTTACCTATTTTAGGCTCTTCACCTAATATACTTCTATCTTGTTCTGTAGTATTATTTAGGTAAGTTTCATATTGCTCTTTTGTTAAACAATAACATTGTCCTCTACTATTAGGATACTTCTTATTATATTCACTTGCAACCACCACCGATGTCTGATAACAACTATCATATGTTTCAAATGGTACTTCGTTGTGTATCGTCTGACAAGCAGTCCCTATACACATCATAATAACAAGAAAAAATTCTCCCATTTTTCGTTCCTCCTAGAACTATCGGAACTTAATTCCGATTTTTTTTACTTTTATGGCTCAACTCACTTTCATATTGTTCTAATAGCTTTTTACAGATACCATACCAATAGATACCCGAGTCTCTTAGCATTTCATTGGAAGATCGTAGACGTTCCAACTTGCGTTCTAAAACATCAAGACGGACCTTTGTTAACTTCTTCGTGCCATTATGTAAATGTTCAAGAGTGGTAATTATATTATCAATGTCTGTACACGTATAATTCGGTACTTTAGGTGCCTTCTTCTTAAATGCAAGTAGAGCATACTTAATATCCTGGTATGTTACTTTGCCTGTATTTCGTGCCATGTATTCCCTTTACGGTTATTTTTTTATCAATAAACCAATTCAGAAATATTAGATATAGAATGAAATAGTTGGTAAATACCAACACTTATATTTATATTAGATTAGTGTTAAAAGTGTAAATTGTTTTTGCGAATAGTAATCAAGTGTCCGGCCTATAGGGCTTTGGAGCCTTCCTTGAAACTCAACACCGTTATATATGCTTTGTAAGATTTATAGACCTAGTGTCTAATAGAATAATAATAATAGGGATAGAAATACTGTTATAATGGCCAGCAACCCACAAATGTAATAAAACTTATTTGCCAGGTTTTTCATTGTTCCACATAATCAGTAATGCGAGTACTAATAAAAAAGGAAGACTTATCAATAATAAATTTATAGTTAAATCCATTAACATATCTTATACTATTTATATGATAAAGTCAATGCTCCAAGCTATCAACTTCCAGTTGACTACCACCGGCCACCGAAATCCTGGAGGAAAAAAATAAGATAAAGGATAATGCTAATGATTGTTATTGCAAATATAGATTAAATCTGGCCACCTCCAAATCAATAGCGCCGGCATATATGAAAAATTTTATGTGGTTTAAGGATTCAAATCAATAGTAGCCCCTCTATGTATTACTGCACCTGTTGTGTTAGATGTTTTAGTACCTGCTACGTCTTCTTGTTTATTTCCTTCTACTGATATTGTGTAATTGCCACCCACTTTAAGATTGTAATCGCCACTGCTAACGGCATTAATACGGCCATCTTTGGTCACCATATTAATATCTCCTTTGTCTACTTGTATGTTCACATTGGCATTTGCGCCCACGTGAATGTCATAGTGGTTGTCCTCAAAGCCATCTTTGTTAATGAATATTTTGTGGCGGCCATTGATTGTAATATCTGAATCTTGTTTTATGTTTATGTAATGGTCAGCGTCAATAATCTCGTAAGAGTCGGCCACTATTTTCTTTACAATAGAACCTGAATTATCTATTTCATAACCTGTGCCACTTTTGTGGCGTTCATGTATACGTGTGTAAAAATGATATTTGTTGGTGTACTCATCATACTCCCAAGAATCATCGTACTCTTTAATATGGCCTTGTTCAGATTCAAAAACATGATTGTATGGGTAAATGGCCGAGTAGGGAATTTCTGGTTGGTCCCAGGTGTCCGAGTCACTGGCCTTTATTGTACTGCCATCAGCGGCCTGCGTCTCGTCAAAGTCCGCCGTTGGTATTTCCAAATTACCTTTTTCGGGATCCTCTCTGTCGGCCTTCCTTGCCGTAAACGTAGGGTGTTCCAAGTCCGGGTTATTAACGGCCAGTCTATTGGTGTCCGGTTCGTTTATGTTTCTAGGGAATACCGATTTGTGGTAATTGTCGTCATCTTCTGAATCTTTTCCGTAATCCTCAATGGCCACATCCTCAATATCATCCTCTGATCTCCTAATTGGGTCATTAAAGCCCACGTCAGGATTGCCATAATATTTCGGTTTACCTGGCAAACTCCCACAAACGACAGGCTCCTGGTGGCCACTGTCACGGAAATATCCCCATACCCAACTGCCTTCAACTAAAAAACTCGGTGAAGTTCCTAGTCCAGAAATACCTGGACTCTGCGTAGACAACATCACTGTCGCCCACGGTAAATCGGCCGTTGGTAATAAACTTTTATTTTCTGTATGAAAACCTAAACACCTTACTCTAAGCCGGCCTGTTTTAATTGGGTCTAATCTGTCCTCTACGACACCACTGAACCATGTAAACTCTGTATTCTTTCCTATAAATTTGGCCATGTTCTTAAATATTTTCCGATATATGTTTGTTTTTAATCTCTACACTATACGTCATTTCTACCTATTACTTTTATCCTTACGCAAATGGCCTTTATTCTTAACGTGGTCTCTGTAGGCCTGCGTATTGTTATTTATTAATGCGTTATAACCTTTTCCAATGGAATAGGCATGCGCTAGCATGACTTTAGCTATTGGCCTGCCTCTGATACACACGGTGGTGTATGTTCTCTGAACCCATGAAAATGATTTAACAAAGGCCGCCTTGAGCATAAGGTCTATGTGTCTATAAGGGTTGTTCTCTTTATTATACATTGTCATATTCATTGTTCCTTAATCTTGTCTTTAATATGTTATGGTCAAATCCTCTCGTCATGGCCTCTTATATGGCCTCCGTTAGTATATCTATCGTCAAAGCGAGCGGAGCGGTCGGAAATCTCGGAGATTCTCTAAGCCTATGAGAGTACACTTGGTGGACCTCCTTTATTTGCTTCAGTTATTATTGCGTCATCTAGGTCATACTGTAATACGTTGGTGGCCTCGGTGTTTTCCCTACCTGTAAAGGTATCTATTTCCTCTGATGGATATGGAGTTCTTACGGCGTCCTTCATACACGTAATATTCATTGTGTGTTTATCTGTAGCCGTATCTACTTTATGCCGTATATTCTTAACCAGGTAGCGTCCAGACATATAGGGATCGTGATCTAAAGGGTTATCAACACCTGCCGGTTCGTATGACGGAATCTCTAATGCGACTACATCACCAGCGGACAATCCTGTGAATCCTCTTGCTGTGAGTGCTACCTGCATTGAGGCGAAAGCCAACTTTTGTGATAATCTTTTGGCCATTGTTTCTTTTGGTACATCTTCAAAATCATTATGTATTTTGGTTGTGTTAGATTTCATAAATGTACGAGTCTCTGCGTAATCACTAAATTGGTTACCATGATAGTTTATCATTGGCGCCATTGATTTATCATCTGTTTTACCACCACTGCCATCATGCTCTGTATGGTGTGATTTTTCATAGTCCAAATTGTAATCATAATCATGTATTGTATATGTTTTATCCATTAAATTATGTGCAATAGTTCTACTTGCAAATACACCATTTCTTAAATTCTGTATTGTGTCATATTGGTTTTGTATAATAAAGTCATCCACTATCTGCATTTCTTGTATGATATTGGTTACACCAGAACCACCTTTAGCTGATCTTGGTTTCTTTTCAAATCGTGCAACAGCAGGTCTAGCCGCTCCATCTGTAATCGCCAACATATTTTCTAAACTTCTAAATCTATATCCTGTACTGTCTTCATAGAAAAAATAACCAGCATTATTATATCTACCTGATTCAGCTATGTTTCCTAAACCTTGAATAAATTCAAATGGCCTTAATCCTGTTGGCACATACTTACGAGCACCTTTCGTTTCTTCTAATATTAATGTCTTATTGGATTCTAAATCACGTCTGAATATATCCAGTACCATTTGATCTATAGTACCTGTCATAGGTCGGTAGATTTTCTTTGTCTCGTTTGTTAATATTTCTTTAGAGGCAAAATTTAAAACATAAAATTGTGTTCGT